GTTTTTCATCGTCAACATTGTAGATAAGGTTATCTTTAACATTATCAAGTCTTTTATTTATTAACTTTTTTATTAAATCAAAGGCATCTAAATCGCCCATTATTTTTTGCCGTTTCTGAATATTTGTGTGCCCTTTATTCCAAATATGCTCGCGACGACCAAAATCCACAAGTTTGTGAACCATGACGGCAATGACTGGAAATACTCAAAAAAGAGTTTTACCTTCTCCATTGCGGCCGGATCGTCTGACATCACTGCCCACATTAACACAATGATGGGGGCTGAAATTATTATAAGAACAAATTCATCCTTATAGTCGTTTTGTCTAGCCTCAAGTAATTTACCCTGATAGGCTTCCTCACCTCTAGCTTGACGTTCAGCATGAAGTAGTTGAGCTTCCGACATCGCCATTTTAGCTTTTTGACGGTTCTGATATATTTTAGAACCAGCTTGAGCCGCTATTTTAATTGCACTTAGCCACATTTTTCCTCCTATACATTTCTAACACCATATCTATTTTATTTTTTCTTCGCAATGATAAAAAATTATAAATTTTATAAAATATATTAATTGCAGCTTTTCCTCTTACACGCCATCTGTAAGTATATTTATGGTGACTTTGTCTTGGTTTTCTCGTTGAAATACAACCACATTTAAAAAAAGAATGAATATTTTGAATAATATCAAGATCTGACATCTCTACTGCAATCATAGGTATTTGATATTTTATATTCTCTCTACGTTTAGTAGTTTCGTAACAAATATATCCTTCACCATCAATAATCCCAGCGTAATACGCTTTTTTATCGGATTCCGATAAATTTTTTTCCGCTGACTTGGATTGAAGAGATTCCTTTAATATCGGATCTTGTCCCTGCTTCTCTGTGTGGACAACCTCCCGCTTTAAGTCCTTGCGGGTTAGGTCCTCTTTCTGGTGGAGGTCCAAATTCTTTTCCGCCACTTAGACTTCCTCCTCTTCGTTTTTTCTCTACACCAGAAATAGTTCCTTTATTTTTTGATGCATAGAATACTGCCTCTGCCTCATCACCATATTGTTCTCTCATGGCTGACATAATTTTTTTACCTTTTTTATTTAATGGCATTATTTTAATTTGTTTAAATCTCTTATGATTGATCTTCTTTTGATTTTATCTTTTTCAAATTTTAATTTACTTTTTAAAATATCCCTAACACCAGATTTAACATCTGATTTAGCAATGTCCTCTGAAACTTTACTATCTTTCATTATCTCTTGTTTACTCCTGCTTGTTTTTCTAAGTTGTTTGTATGCTGCTTTTATTCCTTTAGTGAGTAAACCACCCATTAACATTGATCTATATTGATTTTTCATTATTTTTCTAATTTCCTTTCCGCTATATTTAATCTTTTTTCTGATTGTTCATCTTGTTGTGCAAGTCTATCATACTCAAGATTTAATTTGTTAGCTTGTCTTTGATTTTCTTGATCTTGCTTAAATTTAACTTCATTTTCTTTTCTTTGCATATCCATAGCTCTTAAATCAACCTCTTGTTGCTTAATTCTAACTAAAGGATCTTGTTTATTAGCTTGTGCTTGCATCTCACCTGTCACTAAGCTCTCAGTTATTTCAGCTACAGCGGTTGCAACTGAATTATCAAATGCAATTTGGAATTGTTGAGGATCTGTTTGTTGTAATGCCATCAAATTTGGGTCTTGAGCAAACTGTTCCTTAACTTCTTTTTGTGCTTTAAAAGAAATATGGTCTGATACATGCGATTGTAAGTTTGCATATACCATTGGATTGATTTGAACCATTCTTGATGCCATAAAAGCTGTGTGTGCAGCGATGTGTGCATCGTGATCTTGGAATTCAAAGGCAGTTAATAGTTGCATTTGTAGGGCTCGAGCGTTTTCTTTAGCTGGATCTTGTGGTTGAGGTGGTTTTGGTGCTGGTTTCATCAATGTATCGATTTGTTTTGTACCTAAAGCCTCATAAACACGTCTATAAGCTTCATAAATGTTGTGTAATTGTGGATTTGACTGAGCAATTTGCAATTGTGTCTGTGCTAACGTCACTCTTTGTGCCATAGACATGATATTTGGGTCTGCAACAGGTAAAATATCTACTCGATTATCAAAATCTAACTGTTTTATCATTCTATTTGCACCATAAACATCATAAGGATACTCTGGAGGCAGATATTCACCACATAATCTTGCTAAAATTTTAAATTCTAATCTCATAGCATAGTAACATCGCTTATGAACACCTGTCATAACTCTAGATCCACGCTCCATGAGAGCTATTGTTGTACCTACAGCTCTATTTTGAGTGTCATTACCAACACTTAAGTCAGTAATTTGTGCAAATCTTGTGCCTGCTTGTACCACAAAACCTAAAAGTTGAAATAATGTTGGACTTGGTTCTGTAAATGGTAATTGAAAAAACTGATCTCTTATGTTTCCACCAGGTGCATCTACATCTCTAAACTCTCCTGGCTGTATTGGTTGATCATCATCACGAACTCTTAGTCCTCTAGACTTAAATCCTGCTGGTAAATTTTTTAAAGTACCTGCATCGATCAATTGTCTTAATGCAATAGTTGCTGCTCTAGACAATCCACCTATCATGTGGATCAAACCAAAACCATAAAAACCTAATCCTGGTAAAAATTTGTAATGAACAAAGTATTCTATTCTAGAAAAATTAGGATCATCAGCACTGTAGTTTCTATAAATAGATAATATCTCACCTGAACCCTCATCTATCGTTACAATGTAAGGTATTTTAATTCCTTTTTTAGATTTACTATCAAAATTTTCATAGTCATCTAAGTTTAAATCAACATGCATCTCTAATAAATTATAAATATAATCAGAATATGTATCTTTCATGCCATCAAGTTTATTGATAGCATCTTGAACTTCATCTTTTTTCTGTTGTGGTTTTGGTAAATCAATATCTCTGTAAAAACCAGCAGCTTGTTTTTTAATTATGTCGTTCTCTGTCATTTTGATTACGTGAGTAATTCTACCAGCATCTTTTAAATCTGATGCATAATATGGAACAACTAAATCCTCTGCAGGTATAAACTTAGAACATGGTCTTTGTAAAAATTCATCATAATATATTTTTTTAAATGTTGATCCTGACAATGGTAAATAAAATAACATTTGATCCATATCAGTTGTGTAATCTTCCATCTTCTCCATAAGAAGATAGTTCATGTATTCTTTAACCCTTTGTGCTTGTTGTTCGGTGGCCGGTGTTCTTAATCCTACGATTGATGTTCTAACTGGACCATCGCTTGGTAATAATTCTTTATAAGCTGATGCTTGAAATTGTGTTACTGATTCTGCAAGTAAAGGATGAGTGACACCGGAAGCTCCTTTAAATGGTTTTGATTGCTCAGTGTAATTTGTGCCTAATAAATCTAATCCTTTGATGTATGCGTCTTCCCAATCTTTTCTAGATGTTTTGTCTTTTTTG